AGGTTGGTTGGCGCAACTTTCAAAAGTTTCCAGTCGGGATTGTTGAGGTACGCGGCGAACAATTTAGGATCTTTCAATACAGCCCCGTTAGTCTCTTTCACCCACTGCTCTAGGATTGTCTTAGGGATCGACGCAGCGTGGTGCCATTCCCCGCGTTTCCCGAGTGACATCTTGTCGCCAAATTCGTTGTACTTGCGCTTATTGGCTTCAATGATAGGTTCAGCGTCTTGGACAGTATTGAAGGTAATGGTGTCGGCGATGTCATTGAAGTGCATGTCGGTACGACGATCATCCGTCTGGTCTAAAACATACTTGTCAGACATAGCCAATCTTCCCGACCTTCGGTGCGCCGTCTTTGGGATCGGTATCGACGTAGGCTTTTTGAAGCCAGCCTAAAGCGGTCGTCGGCTCTTCGGGTTTCTTAGTGACAGGAGCTTTCTTGCCCTTCATCAATTTGTTTGCTATCGCATCTAATTCAGAATTCTTTTTCATAAGTGGAATGAGCTGTTAGGCTCTTTTAGAGTCCAAAACTCAAGGACATAGAAAAGGGGCGAGTTTCCTCGCCCCTTCAGTGGTGGTTAGCTTAGTGGATTAAGCTTTGCAGTCGGCCAAGATACCGCTGGACTTTTGGTTCTTAGAAACGAGTCCTGCTTCGAAAAGCAACATCTGTTTCGTTGAATCCCCTGTCTTTGCTAAATCGATTGTTTGAAAATCTCTTAGCACTGACAGAGCCCACATCTCCATGTCTAAGAAAAAGACATGCTCAGTGGAATCCAAGTTGCGGTCCGGCACAATTTTGAAAGTACCAAAATCTGAAACATAAACATCGACTGCGTTGATAGCGGTCGCCTGCCCTGTGCCTTTGATTTCGTTTCTCATTGCGTAGCCGGGTCCGACGTTTGAACCTAGCCCGGATATGGCTTGCTTAATGGCTGGTGGACATAAGATCATGTCCGGATTTCCACCTGCTTCATAAGCGGCCTTGATGACGCTCTTAATGCCTGCTTCAGTGATTGAAGCTGTGGCAGTCGATTCCGTCATCGTATTAGTGCCCGTGCCAGCCGAAGCAGCCGGTGAACCCGAAGATGGGTTCATTGACACATAGCCGGTAGCCAGCCAAGACGGTAAGCCAGCGGAGACTCGTGCTGATGTTGAGTCGCCAGCGTTTTGAGCTACGTTTTGAGAAAGCATATCTTCCCAATCGCGCTTCATCTGCTTACCGCGCTTAGCTAAAGCGTAGGCTTGGTGTTTGCCGTGTCCGGCGTATTTTACTGAATCATCCGTGCCTGAAGTTTGCACGACGTATCTACTTATCTGCGTTCGATTCCCCACTCTTGTGGGTAACGATCTCGCGATTGCTGCGGGGCTGTCATCACCTTCTATCTGCCGGTTTGCTGCACCGGCGGCAATCGTATCTGTTTGCCATTCGAAGTAAGTGTTTTCAGCCTTTTCCCTACTACAACCAGAAAAAAACGGAGTATCGAGAGGTGCAATATTGTAGATAACGTCGGCTAACTGTTCACGAATCGCTACTGACGAATAAGTCAGTTGCGTATTTGTGGCAATTGCCATGAGTGTATCTCCATTAAGTTTATTGCATTAAGTCGTACAACATATCGGCAGCGTCATTGACTCTTCCGCTTTGTTGTAGACGTTTCATTTTTGCATCACGCGCCTTCTTTCCAGTTTGTTTTTTCTCAGCACCCTTGCCGGACCGTATTACACGTGGTTTGTTCTTTAGCTTCTTTGATTTGACGTCTGAGTTCTGAAGATCATCAAACAACATCGCTTTTCGGAGAACCAGTAAAGAACGGCTATCGACTAAAGAATCAAGCTCTTGTTTTTGGAAACCCTGTTTCATCGCGTAAGTGCGAATCTTGTTGGCGACTTCCTGCTGCTTCTGTGCGTCACCCCAGTCCGGCAATGCCTCGATCATCTTGGCATGTTCGGAATGTAGGGCTTCGGATTGTTGCTGCTGGTTGTCAGCCTGGGCTCTGTTGCTGGCGTCAGCTTGTTGCTGTTGCAACCCTCTGATTTTGTCCTCTTGTTCCCGGAGCTCTTCTTTTTTAATGGTGTATTCGAGCGGATCTTCGACCTTTAAATTCTCCCAATCGATTGATTGGAATTGGTTCAGGCCAGCCGTCGAGTTTTCGATTACTTGCTGTAAAGAACTAACGTAATGCTGTCTCTCTGCTTGAATCTGTGAGTATTCGTTTGCCATTGACTGCTGGGCAGTTTCGAATTCCTTTCGTTGTTCAGACAGTATTTGGCTCCTCTTGGTGTAGGAGCTTTGTCTCGAATACCCCGACAAAAGTTCGTCCAGGGTGACCTCTTTCTCGTCGCCGTCAATTTTGACAGCATAAAGAGGTTCCTCTTCTTCTTCGGTCGGTTCTTCGGGTTCTTCGTCAGAGTCTTCTTCAGATTCGTCTTCATCAGACGCTTCTTGGGGTTCCTCTTCAGAAGGGTCCTCAGATACCTCTTCGGTTTCTTCGGTCGCTTCCTCAGCAGCTTGATTTTCCTCTTCAGGGTTCAATAAGCCAAGTAATGCGGATGTGGCATCATTGAGACTGCCGTCTTGTGGTAGGTCCGGTGCAGTTTGCGTGTCGGCCATGAGTGCTCCATCGTTAGATGTATGGGTTGTTTTTGTCTCTAATTTTTTCCATCTCTTCCGTTTCGAGAATCGATTGGAAGTGACGGCGGACTCTTAATAAAAGTTGGAGTCCCAACCAAATGGACTCTCTAGCCTCTGCCTCTTTTGAGCTTGAATGTTCCCAGCGTTCTAGGAGTTCTGAGCGCAGAATGTCAAAGGCTTCAATAAATAATTCGTCTTCAAGAATCGCTTTCGCTTTTCTTAATCGGGTTTCTTGATCCACTATTTCTTTTTCTTCTTAGGTGGACGTCCTCGTTTTTTACCGTAAGTACCGGGTCCGCTTGGCATATTAAGTAGCTCCGATTGCAACAGCTCTGTTTTGCTCTTTCTCGAGCGCAAGTTCAGCCATCTTCAATTGAGCATCGACTTGAGCTTCGGCAGCGTCCTGCTGGAGTTTTTGTTGTTTCAGCATCAGTTCACCTGTTTTCAGTTTTAGCTCCTCTTGTTTCAACTGCATCTCAGCCTGCTGGAATTGAGTTTCTGGGTTTGCTGTGGGTTCGATCTGTGAAGGATCGGTAATGAAATCTTGGTAATTCGGAAACCCCATCGACTTAATGAGTTCCTTGGCCATCTCGTACATGTTTTGTTCGTTGACTATCTTGAGTCCACCAGACATGGATTGAGATGCAAATGAGATCATCTGCGAGAGGTACGCCATATTCTGGTCTTTGGACCCGAAGCCGATGCCGGTGGAAACGGTGCAGTCTGTTTTATCGCGCCACATCGATGGGTTGATGGGAATCCACTTGCCTTGGAGCTTGACTACGGTCTCGCGGTCTTGGTTCTTAACCAGCAAGGTATAAATAGCTCGACATAAATCGCGGACCCCGGTGTGGGCAAAGTTACGAGCGATGAGCTCGACTCGCGATTGAGAAGCCGTCATAACTTGATTGACGGCACTCGCAGTGGTGTGACTCTTTAATGCGTTTTCGTTAAGCCCTTGTGATGTCTTTGACACTCCAGCACGGGCCTCTCGAACACTGTCGAGGTATTCCAGCATCTGGAACGAATAAGGTTCAAGAGGCGGGGTTGGTAGCGGTGTAACCGCCTGCGGCGATTTAACACGGACGACTCCGCCAGGTTTTTGGGTCAATAAATCATTAAGACCATCACCTGAGATCATCCCGTCCACGACCATATACCGCCCGTAGTTCTGGCTATAGCTGTTGTCCAGGAGGGTTCGCATCAAAACACTCTTAATTTTTTGAATATCCATCGTGATGTCGGCGACGGACAATCCGAAAAACTTGTGCGGGATTCGTATCGGTGTGATCGCAACGAACGGAATGGTGTCGACCGGTTCGTTTTCTAAAATGGTTCTGCCGATGGATAAGACTCTTCTAATTTGTGCAATGCCGGTGCCGTCGTAATCGGCTCGGATGTAAGACTCGTGAACCCAAAACTCTCGCATGGATTCATCGCTAGTGTTGCTGGTTGTTCCGCCCCAAACGGAGAAGTCACTGGAGTTGTCGTAGGAGTATCGGCTCTGTCGTTCACCGGAGAAGGTGTCCATATCGGTGGAACCGCTAGACAGTTCTTGAACGTCAATTTCAAGGCCCATCTCGCGCAATTGGCTCGCGGTCATTTTCACGCGATGACATACAAAATTGGATTCTTGGATGTCCTTTGTCATACGAGAGATCAGCATTTCATCGGGCGGTACACCCTCGATTCGAACCTGCCCCTCGGTGTTATTTCGGGTTATTACTAAATCGTGGAGTGAGACGGTTTGGCCTTCTATTTCGCTTTCAACTTCGGAGTGTTCGACAACCTCCACATCGTCGTCCGAGATAAGCGCATCCAGTTCCAAGTCTGTGAGGTTGCTGTATTCCTCGCGTGCAATGTCTTCCTTCTCGTCCCACCAGACTTTAATAAAACCGACCTTTTGAAGAATTGCGTCTTTCATAAAATCGTGAAGCAAGGTGTAACCTTTATTTTGCTTCATCAAAACGTAATTCACGTAGAGGGTAGCCTGCTGTGCCAGATCAGCACTTTGCGGATCGGGTCCGACGGGATTAAAGGTACAGACCTCGTCGCCGGAAGTAAAAACCCGCATTAAAGATGGCATGATCCATTCAATGGTGTCAGCGACATCAGAGGATACGAATTGGGAGCGTCCGGGCTGTTCGTTGCCGAA